CAGCCGGCACAATAAATTTTTGTGCTATTTTTGTAGATGTACTGGTATTACCAAACGCATAAAAGCTTTTTCCCTCATCTAAATGCCCGATAAATCCCTCATCCTGCTCATAAAATATCCAATCTAATGTTTCCCACCAACCCTTCAAATGATAATTCACCTTGTCATAATCGTTTTCGCCTAAAACCAATCTTTTCTCAAAATTCGTTTTTTCTTTCAACCAGGTTTGGGCAGCATTCAGTGCCTGACCAGGTGTCCCATTCGGAAGGAAACCCATCCATTCCTTTTTCCCGAACCGTTGCACCATTACTTGATCTTCGACAAAATTGATGATCCCATCTTCTTTTGACCATGGTACCGATGGTTTCAGGTCAACATACCGGATCGCCACCCGATTCGCAAATTGGTCAAGGCTGACACGCATGGCTGTGGATCCTAATTGGATCTCGATCTCATTTACAAACCCAATCCAAATTTTCTGGCCATAGTCATCGAGAATATCCACAGACTTTCCCAACCCATCCAGGATCTGTTCAAGATTATCTCGAATGTCTTTTGGTTGCGCTTCCAGCTCCGCTTCTCTACAGCCACCAGGGAGAGCCCAATATAATCTTTTTACTTTCCATTTTTCTACCAGCGGATTAAGCTCACTCACTCGATCTTTTATGATGACTTGCATTAGATATTAATCCTTCTAGGTCTATATCTCAGCATGAGTTTCATTTGTTGTTTTGGTATACAGTTTCCACTACTGGTATCCCACTTGACCCGAATGCATTGATCCTTGCCTGGCATCAACCAGATCCCTTTGCCAGTTGCCTGATGAGATAAAATTCTCTTTTCGTATCCGCCTGGAATAGAATAAATCAAATCATTCATCATTTCGTCATATAAGGTTTCATTCCAGGCTAAACCATAATCGCCCAGGTTGTAATAATGTCTAAACCCATCCACAGGCAGGAAATCAATATCGTCAATTGAAAGAACATGCGAACCGCTTACATTTCTTTGTGCTTCAAACGCAAATAATACATCAACTATTTGAGTAGATTTCAGATCCCTGGGAGGTATATGCACGGCAGGTAGTATTATCATTTTTTCGTATGCTTCAATTTTTTGCCACCTTGAATACTCAACAGCATCACCCTGGCTGACCTTGCACCTGATCCAATAATCATTCGTTGTAACATTATCTTTCATTCGCAGTACTGGCCTTACCAATCGGCCGGCAAATCTGGCAGCAATTTGATCATCGATGTTGAACTGAACTATTTTTATTGGGATTGTTACCGCCCATTGCACCAGGCCATAAGCACCATTGCTGGTATCTGCATTCATGACAACACCCCAGTTAAGTAAACTGGATCCCTGGGATCCATCAATGAAAGTATCTCCAGGTAGCATAGTGGATATGATCTCATTGCTTACAAGAATATTTCCAAAGGGAGCTGTATTGGTTAGGTCTTCATGTTTTATGATCACGGTTGCTGGTGCCGGCACTTCACCGTCAATGTCTTCACCGTCGATGCTTGCATAGTTGTAGCAGCCATCATAAGTGCTGTACTCATTATCAATCCGAAGTCCGTTGATAATGTCAGTCCCATGGACATTACTTAACGGGACCGTAACTTCAGATCCTTCCCAAATATTATCTCGAGTGATCGTGAGGTTTACCCCAAGGCTGCCCCGCTTCATGTCCGAAGTCCCATGGCCAGCCAGCTCAATTCTCGCGCTGATAATTTTACTTTCGTATTCCTGGAGAGTAGCTGCAGGTTGCAGGTAAATAAACGCTTGTTCTCCCAGGTCGACCCGGGAGAACAATGCTTCAACCATTTTAATCCAATCATCCAGCACATCCGGAAGACCATGCAGAATAACATTAATATTTTCTTCGCAGCTTTCTCCACCACGTTTACACGGCTGGCGTCTGCATCCCATCACAGGCGCAACAATTCCAGCGCCGCTTAAATTAATTTGTGTTGTCCCAACTTTGATTAATAATTTTTCCATGGTTATAGTCCGTCTGGGTCTGGCCACTGAGAGTAAGGGACGCCAGAGGAAGCCTGGAATTGTTTTACTCTCATTTTTTCTACATCGATCAGATATTCTTTTTTCATTCGATCTACCAGGTTACTGGTATCTAATCCTGTTTGGCTGAGCTCGTATGCATCCAATCTGTCAATGCTGCGCATTTCCAAAGCGTAAACGGCAGCCCCTCTGACAACCAAACCGTCCATACCCATTTCAAGAAGAGTAACCAACGCATCATCTAAACCCTCGATCGTTAATGTGATTGGTGAGATTACCTGCAGGTCTCTCAGCACCATCCGAATTGCTTCATCGATTGCATTGTCTGGCCAGATCAATCCACCAATATCCATCAGAAAATTTCTTATTCTATCTCTCAGGTCACTTAGACTTTGATCCATTTCGCACCCTCGTGAATTTCATTCCATTTGCACTGATAATCACGACACGTTCATCGTTTACACTCCAGCCCAGCAACGTAATTGGATCTATTTTCAATTCCCTGGCCAGAGCAACAACTTCAGCCGGCTGAATCACTGTCTCTGCAGTTATTATTTTTTCAGCTGCAATTACCGGCTCTTTCACTTTTTTTACTGATTTTTTTTCTGTCATGCTTTCACCTCTTCTTTCTGTAATTCTGGATGAGCTTGCCATAGCATTTTCACCATGGTTTCAAGATCATAATCAATTGGTTGCGTTACTACCTCAGGCAGTCCAATCCAAGCCCTCAGATCCTTTTCAGATCCATTGAAAAAGTTTAAATCTAATGGTGTGCTTACTCCAGGCATCATGAATTTATCTCCGGAGAATTGCCAGAACTTCCATTCCCTACAATTGATGGGAAGTGAAGGTCCTTTAATTTTTGGTAAATTTTCTTCTTTCAGTCCCTTCCATCCGAGAGAAACTCTGCCTGGTTTATACGGATAATGTGCCAGCCACAGATCCCAATTCTTTATCCAATCCTGCATCCTTGGCGCGTGCTCCTTGACGAAACTTGCCCTCGTGTAAATCAGTGTTGGTTTGCCAGTTATTCTTTTAATTTCTGTTGCCAACTGTTGGCTGCTAACTGAAATCGTCGCAGCCCCAATCCTTTTGGTGATGTATTGTTGTCGCCATTCTTCCCAGTCTGCCCAATATTGCTCAACATCCAGGGAGAAGAAATCATAATCAATACCCGTCAAACAATTTTGGATAAAGTCGACCTGGCTTTTCACATTGCACAGAGGATCATGCCAATGATATAGACCAACGTGCATTCCGGCTTCCCTCGCACCTTTTGCATGGCCACGAGTAAACCGATCATAAGAGTAATTCCCTTGAGATAGCTTTATGATGGCGAACCTTACTCCGCCATCATAAAGCACTTTCCAATCAACCTTCGGTTGCCAGCTCGAAACATCCACCCCTAAACAAAAATCATCCATACACACTCCTCCTCCGTCCCGCCGTAGGGGGCAAAGCATTTATGCTCTTCAAATGCTTTGCCCCTCTTTTGCCACCAGCCACCAGCTACGAGCTATATCATGCCCCTGGGGTACTAGCTCTCATCCCATCTTCCAGCGCCACACCAAGAATATATGCAGCTAACACAGAGACAAACGCAACCGTCTCGCCTTCCGGCACATCAAAAGTTGGATCCATATTCTTAACCACCAGAAACACCAAGCCTACAAACGCAGCCCAAAACTTTCTTGATCCTAAAAGTAACTTCCACTTACTCATCCCTTCCTCCTTTTGTTTTCCAGTATGGGCAAAGCAATCATCCCTTCCGATTGCTTTGCCCTTCTTTTTTCTTCTTTCCTAATTCCTAAAACCTAAAGCCTAAAACCTGTTATCCAGCTACATTGGCTTTGTACAATGGTCGATAGTCAGCGCAGAAGACCGACAGGAAATGACGCACCTTCAAATTGATCGTGTCATTGTTCAACATCGAAGAGGAATATTCACTATCCGAGATGAACAACTCCGGCATGATTCCATAGCGTTCAGCGATAATAATCCCAGGAGCTAACTTGGGATCAGCAAGACACGCCCAGTCGGTTGCATCTATGAAATCCGGAACCGTAATTACATCGCCCAGCTCTCCCCGTTGCATATTTTCTGAGAAGAATGTCGCTTCACGTTCAAAGCTTGGGTAAAGAATGCGCATTGCAGTTAATCGCAATGCTCGCGGAACCAAAAGGTATTTTGCATCCAAAGCCATCTTTGGTTTTGTGGTGTCATTGGAAATCATTTCCTGATCGTAAATCTTCTGGCTGGCAGCTTCATAGCTCGCACTTGCTAATGCAGCTGTACCCAAATTTTTGTGTACCGCTAAATCAAATACATGAGCACCATCTGACATGATAGGGCCAGTCCCGGCCGAGCCAGTAAAGATCCCGGAAACTAAAGTACTTACATTCCGGATTGCACTTGACACCATCTTCCGTGGGAGCTGTCGCAGTTTATGTGTTTCGTCTTTGTCAATCATTTCTAAGGTGATTGGCAGCAATCCTCCATATTTGCGGAAATTCTGCGATTCTCCAGAATCGGTAATTTCCAATTCACCATAACCGCCACCTTCTGAAATGATCCCCAGGGAGCTGACTTCTCCCAGCAGAATACCGCTCACTGGTTGCAAAGATCCCATGTGTTCGATCGAAACAACTTTTTCCCACCATCGATAGCCGGCTCGTCCAAGTTGATCCCATTCATCAATCATGATTTTGTTAAAAGCATTTTTGAGAATATTGGAAACACTGTCAGAGTCTGCCAGCATAATTCGTGATTGATCATAAATCCCACGAAAATCGTAGTCACCTGTAAGGGTCGTGTACATCTCGCGGATCCCGGACAACCGCGCAACCTTGACTCCATCCATTCCTTTTTCCCGGGGAGCACCCAGCAGATCATCCGCAGCAGCCTGTAGTTTATCCCGCTCCACCACCATGTTGGAAATTCCGCTGGTACCCTTGATGATTCCTCCACCCTGCAGAGAAGCAAATAATTCTCTTGCATCCTGGATGCCGGCATCCAGTTCAGACACCGTGAACTTTTTTCCGCTGAATTGTTTTCGCACTTGCTTAGCCAATGGCTCAGGCAAATTGGCAGAAGCTAATTTGCTTTCCAACAGTGTTTCTTGCATGGCAAGGATCAATTCCTGCTCATTGTTGGTTGGACTTTCATTCAATTGTTCTTCTACTTCCATTTCTTCACTCTCCTTGTTTTGAATGTTATCCTGCATGGAATTGAGCGCTCGTAAGAATGCCCCGCCCCTTGCAGGTCGGTAAACCAGGTCAACAGAAAAGACTCTTACAATTTGTTTGACTTCTTTTCCCTGACCACTGAACAATAAATCAGCACTAAAACCAATCTTTGGTTTTACGCCTTCAACTTCCAGCCACTCACGCCCAATCGCTTCCAATAATTTGGCGCTGGGTCCGAAAGGTTTCAACTTCACCCGGATCCCGTTCAAATCCTCGTCAAACTTTGCTTCAGTACACACTCCGGCAAGATCCCGGACGGATCGACCGCCCCACATCCCCCCATGGTCGATGAACGTTTCCACCCCCTCCCATAAACTCACCGAATCACGCAACGCATTGGCAGAGAATTGCCAGCCATTCCCATCCCCGGCAGTGATCGCCACCACATCATAGCTGACTGCACCCTCACTCTCCGAGAACACCGCCTGAACCGCATCCCCCTCAATATCAACACGCAGGCGCTTTTCTTTCTCTGATTCTCTGTCCCTTGTTCTATCCTCGCCGTAGATATCTTCTGCATTATCTGTGAGAGGAATCTCTTCAAGATTTCCTCTGGATTCAATTTCATCAACCTCTTTCAATTCACAATGACAGTTTTTACCACAATGTAGACGCCAGCTCCCAGGGACAATTTCAGCATCTTCCCATTCCTTGAGATTATGTCTCTGACCTCCAGCAGCTTTGCAGCTCGCGCAACTATTATCTAAACCACTATTAACCCACTCATGCATAATTCCTCCTTATGCTTTCACAGACCCCTTCAGGTCTCCGGTCTCTGTATCCACCTTCACACCTGCAGGTTTCTTTACTTGGTTTCCACCGGATTTAACCTCCGATCTTACTTTCCCATCCCCGATGATTTTTTCAATATCCAGCACCTCGCCGGCAAATCGGTAAACCATTCGCACCAATTCAGAACCATCAATCAACCCCCGATCATATAAGTTCACCAAAGCGGAAGAGATAGTCGAAGTCGCCACCGCCAGCGCAGCATTATCCCTGGAACTCAAATCAGCACCATGCACTTCAATCTCAGTATTTGGATCCAGTTTCTTTTCATACCTCGCCCGTCGTCGCAGTGCGATCTTGGCAAGTAGGTGAATGATTTCAATAAAGAATTCTTGCCGCTGTTCGAAATGTCGAAACGTGGGTCCGCCGGCTGACTCCGCCGTCGTTCGCGTTGCGCTCTCCGGCTCAGCAAGAAAGTGCAGTGGAATCCCGGCACCAGCTGCAATCATTTTCTTTATTGCCAACCCATCCTTGCTCGCATCGTTAGCTTCCAATTTAGGATGAATCACTTCCCAATTTTCACTTTCATCCACCACCAGGATTGAACCTGGCACAGGAGGATTGGCATTCAGGGTAGCTTGTCGGGTTGCTCGATCACCTTCACTAACAAACCTCGATTTCACCATGAAGTAGAATGCATTCCTGTAGCGATTTAACCTCGCTCGATCTTCCAGCCAGCTCGAATATCTGGTCAACCATTTCAGCATTGGAGCCAGGTCCGACTCCCCATGCTTGGCACCCACTGGACGATTGATGGCGAAGTGGATCATCACAGTCTTCAATCTGGCATCATCCCCCATTGCATCCTGATCCGTATCATACGCTTGCCATATTCTTTCTTCCACCGCGTCATCCCCAAAATTCAACTTCCCTTTTTGTACGTAACTTATTTCCTGCTGCAGGTCGTCCTTTGCAGTCTCGATTTCTTTGATCTCAATTGCCGGAATCGCCCGCACATAAGTCATGCCGGCAGCATCAGTGGACAGCAGGAAAAACAACTCACCGCTTCTGGTTAATTCGTCACACCACTCGTAAATCCGCAGTGGCATCTGATTCAATTCATGCTGCCACCAGGTACTCAAGAAGTTCCTCACTTCTTTGTTTTTGGACGTAACCGTCATACCACCCCCAACCACATATTGGCTGGTCAGCTGCACAATACGCCTTGCCAGTGGATTTAACCGCCACGCTTCCAACGCCTGGGCGATAACCGTCTCACGGTCGTAATCTGCTCGATCTCTGTCACTGATTGTCATGCTGATTTCCGGCTCGATATAAACCGTATCAAGTTTCAATTGCCTTACCAGCCATTTTCTTCCCTGTTCGAATATTGAGAGTCTAGCCATCTAAAATCCTTCCTTATCCATCGCATGGATTGGATCAACACCCTTGACCACCAGTGCTTCACCACCCACGCTCCACACTTCTCCATCCAGTACCGCACAAAGTGCAGCCGATAAAATCAAATCGTCATGTACATACTCGCCGGCTGTATTCCGCATCCCATCCGGCACGCCCCACTTCATTTTTCGATCAATCCCTGGGGTAATCGAATATTGGCAGGCGTTCAGTTGACTCCAGAACAATGCTTGTTCAGCATCTCCAGGAACATATTCCTTGTATCGCCCAGAATCGATTACAGCCAGGTAATCCCAGCCCAATTGGGACTTGGTAGCCACATTAAACCGGAATTGGATCACCATCCCCGGTAGTGCCCGCTCCAAAAAACTCGACAGCC